TCAGAGCAGCCGGTTGAGCGTTACTTTGGCCTAGAAGTGCTCAGCCACGAACCTGAAGCAATGAACATGCAGCGCCTGAACAGTGGCGCTGCGCCGTGGCTTTGGAACCACAACCCTGAAGTTGTTTTAGGAGTGGTAGAGCGTGCATGGATGGGCGACGATCGCCGCGGACGTGATCGCACGCGATGGAGCCCTAACACCAGAACCGAAGGCAGCGAAGAATATAAACGCCGGAAAGACTGGGAAAGCGGGACTATCAGGAATGTGTCGTTTATGTATTCAATCGACGAGCCTTTGGACACCTCCAGCCGTGAAGGCTTTGCGGTAGTGACTAAATTCACACCTATGGAAGTATCAGCTGTCAGCATCCCTGCAGACCACACCGTTGGCCAAGGCCGCAAGGCCGGCCATAACAGCAGCGCCGGTCCTCCGCGTGCTGCCGCGGCATCTGCCGCACCCTCGACCCCTAACGAAACAAACCCAATGGATCCCTCCACCATCGACATGGAGGCCGTGCGGGCTCAGGCTGCGGCCGATGAGCGCACGCGCGTCGCCACCATTACTTCTCTTTGCCGTGAGCACAAGGCCGACGATTTGGCGCAAAGCCTGATCGAATCTGGTGCCTCTGAATCTGATGCAATGCGCTCGGTTCTGTCCGAAATCGCTAAGCGTCCTGCTGCCCAGCCTGCTGCTCCTGCCACTCCTGCCCGTTCTGCTCAGCCAATCGCCTCTGGTGGTTCTGCTGACATCGGCTTGACCGAAAAGGAATCACGTAGTTTCAGCTTTGTGCGTGCCATTCGCGCACAGATGCTGCCCGGCGATCGCGCTGCACATGAGGCAGCTGCTTTCGAGCGTGAGGTAAGCGAAGCTACTGCGCAACGCATGGGCATCACCCCGCGTGGCATCCTGGCCCCCAACGAGGTCCTGCAACGTGACCTGACTGTTGGCGTTGCCTCCGGCGCTGGCGATCTGGTCTTCACCGATGCACGCCCAGGCAGCTTCATCGAGCTGCTACGCAACCGGCTGGCACTGAATGATCTTGGAGTCACAATGCTGACCGGGCTCCAGGGCCCTGTCGCGATTCCCCGCCAGACCGGCCCAGCTGACACTTACTGGCTAGCTGAGGGAGGCGATGTAACAGAATCGCAGCCCAGCGTCGATCAAGTGGCTTTGGTCGCCAAAACTCTTGCTGCTGCCACCGTGTTCAGCCGTCGCCTGATGCTGCAGTCAAGCATCGATGTGGAGCAGATGGTCCGCACCGAGCTGGCCACTAAGGTAGCCCTTGAGATCGACCGCGCTGCTCTATACGGCACCGGCTCCAGCAGTCAGCCCGAGGGCCTTAAGTTCGTTACCGGAATCAACACAGAGGACTTCAACGCTAACAATCCGACATACCCCGAGATTGTCAGCATGGAAAGCAAGATTGCTGCAGACAACGCAGACATCGGCGCTATGTCCTATCTGACCAACTCGACTATCTATGGTGGATTCAAGACCACCGAGAAGGCTAGCAACACCGCTCAGTTCATCCTTGAACCCGGCAACACTGTCAACGGCTACAACGTTGTTCGCTCGAATCAGGTTCAGACTGGCGACGTGTTCATGGGTGTCTGGAATCAGATGATCATGGGCATGTGGGGTGCATTAGACATCCAAGTCAATCCTTACTCTCTTGACAAGAGTGGAAGCGTGCGTGTGACTGCTATGCAGGACGTTGATGTGGCTGTTCGTCATCCTGAATCCTTCTGCCGCGGTAACAACACCTTGTGATCATGAGGCTCCTGATTCTGCGCCAAACCTCAATTTCTGGCCAGCCTGCAAGGGTTGGTGATTTGGTTGATGTCAGTGATCGTGATGCCAGGCTGCTAATCAACAGTGGCAAGGCTGAACCAACATTGGCAGAGCCTGCAGAAACTGAAACGGCGAAGGGTCTTGAGCCTATTCAACGCAAACCACGCAAACGTCGTATTAAGTCCAATGGCACTGCATGAGCTAACGCTGGACAAGCTCCAGCACTTCACACTTCTGGCCACCACCACCATCACCGCTGTCGGTGATCAAACTGGTGTTGATTTGGCTGGGCATGAAGGAGATGTTCAGATCATCCTGTCCGGTACTGCTGCCGGTGCTGCTGCTGATCTGACCTTCCGCATTGAAGAGTCTGCTGACAACATCACCTATACCGCGGCCACTGGCGGTAGCTTCACTGCTATCGGCAATGCTGCTTACAAAGAGGTGATCACTCTCAACAGCAACGACCTCAAGCGTTACATCCGCCTTAGCTGCACAGCTGAGACTGGCACAGCCAGCTCTGATGTGACTTGCTTCGGTTTCGGCCTGAAGAAGTACGGCTGATGGCACTGACCGAGAACCTTGATGCGTTCTTGGCAGACTTTGGCGTCAGCGTTACAGCTGGCGCCGTTTCTGCATTGGGCATCCTTGATATGCCGATGGAAATGATCGCCGGTGATCAGGTGCTGAGCACTGATTACACACTGACGGCAAAGGCTGCAGACTTCAGCGATTTGCAATACGGCAGTGAAGTTAATGTCAATGGCGTGCCCTACACCGTGCGTGAAACGCGATTGATTGATGATGGCCAGTTCTGCCAGATCGGTTTGATGCGCAGCGTGACAACTACTTTGCAGCAATCCAACACGGCAATCGATGGCGGTGATGTTGATGATGTCATCGACGACCTTCGCAATGCACAGCTTGACCCTGGCTTAGACGGTGGCAGCGCAGGCACTAGCTACGTTGAAGGCAACGTGATCGACGGCGGAGCAGCATGAGCAGCATTGCACGAATACAGCTGCGCCGCGATACAGCAGCGAACTGGACTTCAGAGAATCCAGTCCTGTTGGCCGGTGAGATGGGGATCGAGACCGACACCCGCAAATACAAAGTCGGAGACGGTACGCTTGCATGGAGCAGCCTCAGCTACTACATCGAAGGTGTTTTGGCTCGTGGCCAGGCCAGCAAAACAACAACAGGCACGATCACGATTGCCAGTGCTGGTGTTTACCAAAGCACTGGATTGACTGCTGTCTATGACACCAGCACCGGCTATCAGACTTCTCTAGGCACTAGCGATGCTTTTGCAATCAAAAATACAAGCGGCGCCACAAAGTTGTTTCAGGTGCAGGCCAGCATGGATGCCTACGCAGGGAACAACCACACGCTAGGAATCAAGCTCGCGAAAAATGGCGTAGGCATCGATCAGTCTGAATGTCGTGCTTTCTCCGGCTCGTCGGGCCAAATTGCAAAACTGCTTTGCTTTTGGATGGTTGAACTTGATGCAAACGATGAAGTCGCAATGTACGTGTCGAACACAAGCGACACTACAACGATTCAGTTTCATCGCGGAAGGATCAGCGCCATAGAGGTGAAGGCATGACGACCAAGCGCGAGCAGGTCTTAACTGCTATCCGCACCGTGCTGACCGGAACTGCTGGAGTGGGAACACGTATCTATCGCAGCAGGGTTGAACCTTTGGCCCGGCAGGAAAGCCCAGCCATCGTCATTGAGCCGATCACTGATCAGGCGCAGCAGAACACAAGTCTGCCGAAATTGGACTGGAGCCTGACCGTGCGAATTGCCGTGATCGTTCGAGGCAACATCCCTGACCAGCTCGCTGATGCCACTGTCTCATCTATGCACACCAAGCTGATGGCAGACCTGACGCTTGGCGGCATTGCCTATGACGTCCAACCAAGCCTGGTGAATTTTGAGCTTGTTGAAGCTGACCAGCCTGCCGGAGTGATTTCTTGTGACTACGTCGTGCGTTATCGCACGCAGGTGGCTGATTTGACTACTTAACGGTTTAGCTACGATGACTGCTAGAAGGGCCATGGCGCCCATTGCACATCTCAGTGGTAGCCACCCATGGCATCAGTCTTAACTCGCCGGCGCACGATCCTCGCCAAGATCGAAACCAGCTATGGCGTTGACCCAACTCCGACTGGATCATCCAATGCGATTCTCGTTCGCAATCTTGAGATACAGCCTTTGCTGTCAGAAACAGTCAGCCGCGAGCTTGTCAGGCCATATCTCGGGCAATCTGACCAGCTTTTAAGCCAAACCCGTGTAGAGGTGACGTTTGAGGTTGAGTTTGCCGGCTCCGGCACAGCTGGCACAGCGCCGGCCTATGGCCCAGTGCTGCGGAGCTGCGGCATGAGTGAGACCGAGGTGCTAAGTACAAGCGTTACCTATGCGCCAGAGTCAACAGGATTTGAGAGCTGCACGATCTATTACCACCAAGACGGCATTCGTCACAAAGTCACTGGCTGCCGTGGGACTTTTGAAATTACTGGTGAGGTAGGGCAGATCCCTGTCATCAGTTTCACGATGACTGGCATCTACTCCAATCCAACTGATGTCTCGCTGCCAACTGTGACCTATGTGAACCAAGAGCAGCCGGTTCTGTTTAAGGAGGGCAATACTACGAACTTCAGCGCGTTTGGATATGCAGGCTGCCTCATGAGCTATAACTTCAGCCTCGCAAATAACGTTATTTACCGCGAGCTAGTTGGCTGCACGAAAGAGATCCTGATAACTGATCGCGCACCTAGCGGCACTGTGGTGATCGAGGCTCCGACTATCGCCGCCAAGGATTTCTTTGCTGAGGCCACCGGGCCTAACACTGGCAGCATTACATTTCAGCATGGCCAGACTGCTGGCAATATCATCACGACGACCACGGCTCAGTCAGACCTGGGCAACTTGACTTACAGCGATAGTGACGGGATCCAGATGCTGAACATGCCGTTCATTGCCATTCCGACTAATGCAGGCAATGATGAAATGAGTTTGGTTTACACCTAATCGCGTGGCGTTCGTTCTTAACCAGTCGCAAAGCTACAGCTGGCCAGTAAGCATCAGGCTGCCGGCTGATGGTGGGAAGCGTGAGAAGTCCAGTTTTGACGCAGTTTTCAAGCGGCTGCCACAGACCAGGATCAATGAGATTCAGCAGCTGGTGCAGCAACGTGTGAAAGCTGCTGAGCAGGGCGACGATCTGGACAATGGTGTGACGGATCAGAGCATCGCTAATGAGATCTTGGTGGGCTGGTCTGGCATCGTCGATGGCGATGGTGATGAGGTGCCCTACAGCGAGACCGTAAAGGCGCAGCTGTTAGACGTGCCGATGCTGGCCGGCGCCCTGATTGAGGCGTACTTCGCCTCTCTGGTGGAGCTGAAGAGAAAAAACTAATCTGCGCTGCCGACCACTGGGCAGGCGGCGCCGTCATTGATGAAACCATTGCTGATGCTGCAGCCTTCGGGCTCGAGCTGCCTGCTGTTGAGCGTGACGAGGATTGCTTGATTTGGCCGGAGACGTGGCCCGCTGTTGACCTGTTCCTAAAGGTTCAAACACAATGGCGTGGCGGTGCCTCAGGCATCATTGGGCTGGACTATGGCGCCGTGCGCTGGGTGATGCAGCTGTATGGGTCAGAGGATGACCGGGAGCTGCTGGAGGATCTGCAGGTGATTGAAGCTAGAGTCATAGAAAGAGTGAACGACCGGAAGGACTAGGCATGGCGCTGGACATGACCACCGC